TCAAGTTTAACTGGACAAATTTTGGGTACAAATCTTTATGTTGACCCTTATGTAGCTGCTAGCGGTTTCATTGATGATTCTTGTTTCTTAATTGTTCCAGAAGCAATTACATACTACGAATCACCTGTTACAAAGCTACAAGTTCAACTTTCCGATAATGGAAAGATTTCAGTTCAGATTTATGGTTACGCTTCAGTACTTACTAAAGTTGCTGGCGGAATCCGCAAGTTTAATTTAACCTAATTAGTTAAATTGCTAACTGTTAAGGGGTGTTGGAAGCCTTCACCCCTTAACTCTTAAAGAAAGGTAGTCATGGCAGCCACATTTTGTACTGAAGCCGAGTTAAGGGCAAACCTTTCATTGGGCAGCCTTTATACAAGCGCAACAGTTGAGGAAACCTGTCAGGCTGGAGAAAACATTATTAAATCTTATTTGTGGTTTAATAAAGCTTATGTGGCAGCAACAAAATTAGAAAGCCTCACAGCAACAATAACAACCGCTGAACCACATGGTTTTAATGTTGGAGAGAGTGTTGTTATTTCAGATTCAGGTGCAGCTTTTAACGGAACTTACACAATTGTTTCAATAACGGATTATGTTTTTACTTACACGGTGGCTTCAGGTGCAGACCAAAACGATCATTTAGTTAGACCTTACGGAGTTGTAACTGGCGCATTTCATGAAACTGTTTACAGTTCAGTGCCAGAAATAAAATTGGCTACCCTTATGGTATGCACTGAGATTTGGCAAGCAAAACAAGCTGCTAATGGCGGCGCATTAGACCCAAGTTTTCAACCTTCACCTTTCAAAATGGGTTCAACTTTAATTGCTAAAGTTAGAGGTTTAATTGCGAACCACTTAGCGCCCAATGGACTAATAGGCTAATGACAGTTGCCGTTACAACTCTCAGAGCCTCAATAAAGTCTGCGCTAACGAACGCAGGGGTGTGGGATACATTTAGTTATGTACCAGCCACACCCACTGCTAATAGTGTTGTACTTAGGTATGCAGACCCAATGCTTGAGCCTAGCAACAATCAATATAATGTTGGTGCAAAAGCAAACTTTACAATAACTTGCATAGTACCAATGCTGGACAATCAAGCGTCTTTAATAGCATTAGAGGAAATGGTTTGCGCTGTCTTTTTGAAGCTAGTTGCCTCAACCATTAAGTTTAATGTTGAAAGCGTATCTGCACCCTCAGTATTGCAGGAAGCTCAAGAAATGATGGTTTCCACAATTAACATAAGCACACTAACAACTTGGAGTTAAACAAATGACACTTACAGACGAGGACATTGCCTTTCTTAAAAAGATCGGACAAGAAGTACCGCAAGACAAGCCAAAACCACAAATCACTAAGAAAGACGAGGAATAACTAATGGCAACATTTTTAAATAACAAAGTTGGGTTCAAGGTTGCAACCGTTGACCTATCCAGTTATGTACAATCTTTCGTATTAAACCGTGTACTTGATAGCATTGAGATCAGCGCGATGGGGGACTCCAGCCATAAATATACGACTGGATTGTCAGCTGATACCATAACTGTAACCTTCCTAAGCAATGACATTGCTTCAGGCGCAGGTTCAGTTCGCGCTACCCTTCAGGCTGCATTTGGAACAACTGTTGCTTTTTCAGCCCTTCAAGATACAAGCGCGGCTGTATCATCAACCAATCCATTATATACAGGCACAATTTTGGTTAACGACTTAACCGATATTAATGCACCTTCTCCAGCTGATATTGCTACAATAGATATTACATTTACTTGCAATAGCAAAACAGCTGTTGCGACAACAGGTACTTTCTAGTATAAAGGAAAAAATGATTAAACTTAAAATAACCAAGGCTTCAGGTGAAGTTTCAGAATATGAGATTACGCCTGCTATTGAGTTTGCATTTGAATCACATTTTAAAAGCGGATTTTATTCTCGTTTCCGAACTGAGGAAAAGCAGAGTGATGTCTACTGGTTGGCTTGGGAATCTGAAAGGCGCAATGGTAAATATCCTGCGCCTTTTGGAGAATCCTATTTAGAAACTCTTGCGAAAGTAGAGATTCTTGACGCTGACTCCCCAAATGGATAACGCGGGATTCCTTTCATTACCTTGTTGCTAGGTTAGCAATTACAACAGGACTTCCGCACCAAACTTTTATTGATATGGACAGAGATTTGTTAAGGGCTACCTTGGCAGTTCTTAAAGACGACGCAAAGGCTAGGGAAAATGCCAACAGAGGTAAAAGGGTTAATAGAACTTAAGAAAGCTCTTAAAGACTACGCCCCTAACCTTGCTACGCAATTAGATGACCAAATGGGTCTTGCCCTTGGTGGCGTAGTTAAAAAAGCACAATCTTATGTTCCCGCAAGTTCTCCTTTAAGCAATTGGAGTTATAGAAAAAGAACTGAGTTTTTTACAAACGCTGAAGGTAAAAAAGTAAGAAAATTCCCTTTGTATAACTCAGCTAGAATTGTAAAAGATATTCAATATAGTGGAACTCCGCGCAGAGCTAATAAAAACGGTTTTAAAGCAGTTTATTACATTATTAATAAATCAGCGGCAGGTGCTATTTACGAAACAGCTGGTAGAAAAAAAATTGACGGACAATATTGGGTTGGTCGTAAAGGCGACCCCAGCGATCACACTGTTAGCCACTCAAATAACAAAAATGCAGGTAAACAATTTATTGACTCAATGGGTGATTTATACCAAGGCAATCTTGAAAGTTCAACAAAGCGTGGGCGTTACATGAAAGGTCGGTTGATTTTTCGTGCATGGGCTGAGGACGGTGGCAAAGCTAATGCAGCTGCTTTAACTGCTATTTACAATGTTAACGAACAATTTAAAAAAAGACAATACTTTAATAAGGTGGGCAAATGAGTATAGTAATTGATATTGCCGCACAGTTCACTGGTAAAAAAGCATTTAGTCAGGCTGAAAACGCAGCTGACAAACTAGGTAGATCAGTCAAACACGCTCTTATTGGCGTAGGCGTAACGGCGTTTGCTAAGTCTGCAATATCGGCTTTTGCTGCTAACGAAAAGCAATTAGCCACATTTAGAAACTCACTTAGAACAATTGGATTTGAGTTTGCAACTAACGATTCATTAGCATTTTTAAATAGTCTTAAACTTCAATATGGTGTTACTGACACTCAGTTAATCCCAGCCTATGAGCAATTGCTTACGACTACACGCAGTCTTGCAGCTTCTCAAAATCTTACAAATGTTGCTTTAGATATTGCTGCTCGTCAAGGTATCAGCGTAACTGAAGCAGCCGACGCATTAAGCAAGGCTTATTTAGGAAACACAAAGAGCGTAGGCGCACTTGGTTTAGGCATTAGTAAAGCCACTCTTGCTTCAGGAAACTTTGCTGAGATATTAAAAGAAATTACAAATGTAACTAAAGGTGCTGCTTCTACCGCAGCCGATACTTTTGCTGGCAAACTTGCTAGGGTAAAAGTTGCTGCCGATACAGCTAAAGAAAGCATTGGTGCAGGTCTTGTTGAAGCATTAATGCAGATCACTAAATCAACAGACATAGAAACACTGCAAGGCAAAATCATTAATTTTGGTAATTCTGCGGCTGAAGTATTGGGTAATTTAGGTAGAATAATCTCAGATAACATAGTTTTAATTAAAGCATTTGGGGCTTTGTTATTAACTGCTTTTGCAATCAATAAAATAGCAGCGTTTATTATTGCTCTTGAAAAAGTTGTTAAAACCGTAGTTATGTTAAGAAATGCTGCCTTGGCTGCGGCGGCAGCTGAGATGTTTATGCTTTATCCTCTTGCTGGGGCTGCAATGACAGCTGGCATGTTTGCAGCAATTGGTTTATTAATTAAGGGTGTTGACGCAATCAGTAACTCAGCTGATAAAGCAACACAAAATCTAACCAATATGTTTAGTGCAGGTAAAGCTCTTGGAGTTGGTGGAGATCAAGGGGGTGCTGCCAAGTATGCTGAAGGTGCAGCAGCTAGAGCTGCTAAAGACGCTAAAGACGCTGCCGCTGCTCAATTAAAAGCAACTAAGGCTCAAACCAAGGCTATTCAAGATCAGGCTAAATTAAAGAAGGCAAGTACCTTATTTGATATGGACACAATTCAAATAATGGCTGCCCTTCAAAATAAACTTACTGAGGACGAAAAACTTAGACTTTCTTTACAGCTTGCATTACTTCAAGGCAATGCAAGTGAAGCTGAAAGACTTGGCAAACAACTTGCTATATCTCAATTACAAACAACTAATCTTGCCCAAGCAATTGCAAACATACCACCTGCTTTAAATCCGTTTAAGGGTTGGGGTACTGAAATAGATAACCTGCTTGCTAAATTAATTGAGATGTATAAATTGTTAGCAAACCCACCTAAGCAACCAACAAGCCCTAACAATCCTGTATTACCAATTTTAGACCCAAATCATTATGACGCAGCTGGCAGATATATTGGAACGCCATTTGGTCAGGCAGGTTCAAATGTAAGCACATTTATTGGCTCACAGGGCGGTTATGACATGGCTGCTAATTATGTTGGAACACCATTTGGTCAAGCCCAAACACCAGCCCCAATAACAAACATTTATGTAAATGGTGCTACTCAACAACTACTAAATGAATTGCGCAATGGATTAATTGATTCCTCAGCTTCAGGTTCATTTAGCACAATCAATTCTCCAGCAGGTTAATCGTGGCTTTACCTGTATTAAATGTAAGTTTAAACTTCAATTCGGGTGCAGTTTTTGGTAATCCATTTACCATAGGCGACCCTGTTAACGGTGTACTTGGCGTTGGTATATTGGGCGACGGTTCTGCCCCTGCATTGGTTATTGATTTAACAGATGTAACTAGAAATATAACAATTGGTCGTGGCAGAAACATTGGACGGGACATATACGAAGCAGGTACTTGCACCGTCAGGATTTACGATCAAACAGGACGATTTAATCCTCAAAACACTTCAAGCGATTTATACCCCAATTTAACACCTTTAAGAAAAATAAGAATATCAGCTACATACGCTGGCAATACATACTACCTATTTAGTGGTTATACAACAGATTATGTTTATTCTTATGACCAAGCCGAAAATGTTTCTTATGTTGACATTAATGCAAGTGACGCTTTTAGGTTATTAAACCAAGCAGTAGTTAGCTCAGTAACAGGTTCAAGTGCTGGGCAAGATACTGGAACAAGAATTGGCAAGATTTTGGACACCGTACAATTTCCAAACTCTATGCGTACCATAGATACTGGCAACTCTTTAACTCAGGCTGACCCAGCAACAAGTAGAACTTCTCTGGCTGCTATTCAAAACTGTGAGTTTTCAGAACAGGGTGCTTTCTATGTATCACCTGAAGGCAATGTTATTTTTAAGAACAGATCAAACACAATAGGTTCAGCAGGTGGGACTCCAATTGCTTTTAATCAAAGCGGTGGAATCCCTTACAAAAATCTTGTTTTTGCTTTTGACGATAAATTGATTGTTAATACAGCAAACATAACAAAAATTGGTGGTACTAAACAGACTTACATAGACGCTGCCAGCGTTGCCCAATACTTTCCACATGCAGTTACTTACTCAGATTTAGTTATTGACACTGATACAGCTGCGGCTAATATAGCTGCTCTTTATGTATCAACGAGAGAAAGTACAACAATACGCATTGATAAAATGACTATTGATTTAAATGACCCTAATGTTCCAAACGGTACAATTTTAGGTCTTGATTATTTTGACAATGTGTTAATTACAAATATACAACCTGACAATTCTACAATTACTAAAAATCTACAAATTCAAGGCGTTGCATGGGATATAAGTCCTTCACGCTTTTTAGGAACTTTCGTCACCTTAGAACCCATATCCGACGGCTTTTTGATTGGAAGCAGTTATTATGGAATTTTAGGTGACGATATTTTGTCATTTTGACGATATAATAAGACACTAAGGAGAAACAAAATATGGCAACAGGATTTCCAGCGGCAACAGGTGATGTTCTTTCAGCCGCAATGTTTAACGGCCTTGTAACATTCACACTTAACACACAATCAGGTGGCACTTACACAGTAACTAATTCTGATCTTTATCAAGTATTAGTTGCAACAAGTGCGGCAGGAACTAAGACAGTAACTATTGCACCTGATTCAACTTTGACGAGTGCGGCAGTCGGATCTGCAATAACATTCTTAAATACAGGTGCAGGATTATTAACTTTTGCAGCAGGATCAGGTGTAACTATTGCATCTGCAGGTGCTGCTCCTACCGCACCAACTTTAGCTGTCAACAAATCATGTGTAGCAATTCGTACAGCTGCAAACACTTGGTATATTATTGGGGCAATTGCATAATGATTGGCAATATAACAGCAGGTATTTCACCTACTAGCGTAGCAATAATTTCTATTGATTGCCTTATTGTTGCTGGCGGTGGTTCAGGTGCTAATACAAATAATGGTAATCAATCATCTGGCGGTGGTGGTGCTGGTGGTTATGTTTATTTACCTTCTCAAAGTTTAGCAATTGGTTCTTATTCAATAGCAATTGGTGGCGGTGCCGCAGGACAAACAAACTCTTTATATCCTGGAAATCAAGGAACAGATACGACTTTTTCAACTTTAACTACTGCCGTTGGTGGCGGTGCTGGTGGTAGCGTAATAAATACTTGGCCTAATAATGGAGTTGGTGGATCGGGTGGAGGTGGCGGTAACCAAATGGCTTTAGGTGGTAGGAGTAATGGTGCTGTTGGTACTGCTGGACAAGGTAATGATGGCGGTGCAGGTGGATTACTTGCAAATGAAGCAGCTGCAGGTGGTGGCGGTGCTGGTGCTGTTGGCGCAAGTGCAACCTCAACTATTGCAGGTGCAGGTGGCGCAGGATTAAATACTTTATCTTCTTGGTTTAGTGCAACTGGTTTGGGAGCAAGTGGATATATTGCAGGCGGCGGCGGAGGCACTGTCGGTGGATTAGGTGGAACAGATGGAGCTGGTGGTTCAGGCGGAGGCACTGCAGGTACAAATGGAACTGGTAGCAGTAGTAATGCAACGGCTAATACTGGTAGTGCTTCCGGCGGTATGCGAGCTGCAAGCGGAACATCAGGAAATGGTGCTTCAGGTTTAGTTTTAATTAGATATTCGGCTGGTTCAATTACGGCAACAGGTGGAACAATTACTACAACTGGTGGATATACATATCACGCATTTACTTCTAATGGCACTTTTCAAAGGACTGCATAATGGCACATTGGGCAGAAATTGATAATAATAATAAAGTTATTCGTGTAACCGTTGGCGATAATAATTTACCAGATGAAGGTTATCAATGGTTAATAGATAATCTTGGTGGCACTTGGATTAAAACTTCATACAATGCTGCAAAAAATGGATTTAGATTTAATTATGCAGGTATTGGTTATACCTATGATAAAGATTTAGACGCATTTTATTCGCCTAAATGTCATGATGAAGCAGTCTTAAATAACAAATGCCAATGGGATTGTGAAAATGCAGAGCATGAAACCTTGGCTTAGTAAAGCTGCGGCTCAACTTCGTGAACAGATAGATGATAATTTTAGCTCGCGGTTGCGTCAAAGTGACGGTTGGATCGCTGATTTACGCCATGTGTCTAGTGGAAAGCCCTCAGACCATATTCCCGACGCGCAAACAGCCTGTGTCAGGGGAATTGATGTTGACGCTCGCCTATCTGACAACAAAGGGGATTCAGCATATTTGGCAGATCAGATTAGACAATATGGCAAGAATTACGGACGCATATCTTATGTAATTCATTTAGGGAAAATTGCTTCACCTTTGCTTGGGTGGCGTTGGCGTAAATACAGCGGATTTTCCCCTCACAATCATCACATACATATCAGCTTTAAAAAAGATCAAGACAACAACTCAGAGTTCTTTAACATACCACTTCTAGGGGGTAACAATGAATAAGAAAACACTAGCCATAATCAACTCATACGCAAGAAGCGCATTTGTTTGTTTAGGCACAGTTTATGTAACAAATCCCGACGGTGCATTTAGTGACATTTGGAAGGCATTTTTAGTCGCCTTTCTAGCACCTGTATTACGAGCTTTAAATCCTGACGAAACTGCATTTGGCATAGGCAGTAAAGAGTAATGACAGCCCTTCAGTGGGCTGGCTTTGCAGCTGGAGTTACAACCACATTAATTGGAGTTTTTGCTGGGCTTCGCTATTTGGTACGAGGTTGGTTAAATGAACTTCGTCCCAATGGCGGCTCAAGCATGAAAGATCAACTCACCTCTTTACAAACAGAAACGACACGCCTTTCAAATCGCATAGATGAACTCTTTATTGTCATTAGTAGGAAGTAAACTTAAGACATGGCTGCTACTCGTAAGCGCAAAAAGATTAACCGTCGGGTTGTTCGCAGGTCACCCGAACCTTTATCTAAACTTGATGTTTTTATGATTACAAAGCATGAGATTTACCGCGCAGCAAAAAAGGCAGGTTTCAGTAACGAGGTAGCTTGGTTTTTTATGCAAGAACCTCATGCGTTGCCCGATTGGGTAAGCAACGACAGTCCCGACGCTTTAATACCGCGGATTGACCCAACTGAGGATGAGGACGAATAATTAAACGCGTCGCTTTTATTAGCGATTTACAATCTCCGTTCTTTGATGAAAAGAGCGTGAAGGTAGTAGGAAAGTTTTTATCTAAATGGAAGCCTCACCAAACTATTCAAATTGGTGACGAAATAGATTTACCTCAGCTTGGTGGATTTAACGCAGGAACAATTGATGAAATGGTTGGAAACCTAGATGATGATAGAAGCCTTACCCAAGATGTACTTCAATACCTTGGCGTAACAGATGTTGTAGGCAGTAACCATGGAATCAGACTTTACCGATCAATTAAAAAAAGACTCCCAAGTTTTCTTAACTTACCCGAAATGCAATATGAGCGTTTTATGGGATATGACAAACTCGGTATCAACTTTCACCCACACGGACTTGACTGGGCAAACGGTTGGACGGCAGTTCATGGGGACGCTTTCCCTCTTAGCCAAATTGGTGGACAAACAGCCTTAAACGGCGCTAGAAGGCTTGGTAAAAGCGTTGTCTGTGGACACACTCACAGATTAGGGTTAGCAGCCTTTACAGAGGCTTCTAGGGGTCAATTAGGGCGTACTGTATGGGGTCTTGAGGTAGGTAATTTAGTAGACCTTGCTTCAAGCGGTATGGCTTACACAAGAGGTTACGCTAATTGGCAACAAGGGTTTGCTGTTGCATATGTAAAAGATCGCAAGATTCAGGTTATTCCTATACCTATCAATAACTCCACATTTATATTTGAAGGTAAGCTGTATCAGTAGAGAAACGGACTATGTAGAAAGAACCATAGACGAGCAGATTGACGCCTTTGACTCTCTAGGGTTACTTTAGACTTCGTTATCAAATCGTTATCAAACGCGCCATGTATGCCGTTGTAAATGTCCCAGCTTTAAGTCACAATTTCCTTATCCAAGTAAACGGACTTGGTGTAACGGAAAGGCTTTAAATGAAAATCAAACATGCTAACGCTTTAGCCAATGTTAAGTTAAATCCAATTGACTTTGAAAGATTGACTGAAAGTCAAATGCAGTTTGCAGGTCACAATTGGGAAGTGCAAGATCACCGATTTGACCAAGATATGAACTATGACCATGAATACATATTTTGGGTAGAAAACTATGCTTCATTAATTCTTGCTACCCATTTCCTAGATCAAGTAAAACACAGCTATACAATTGCTTATGACGAGGCAGTTGAGATGTATTGTTTTACAACTGACTACGCAAGTGGCTGGAATATCTAATGAGAGCCGACGCATTAGTTTGGGCTTGGTATTGCCTAGCCGCTGGAGTTCTTTTGCTTGTCATTTACCAAATCCGAGAGTCTGCTTTTAATAGCGGTTATTGGAAAGGTCGGGCAATAGGTTGGGAATCTCACCGTAGACTAACCAACACAATCAAACAATCAGATGAGGTATTTGACTATGAAAAACACTGACGAACTACTAGACGAGGTAAGGGGAACACTGCATGAAAGAGGGCGCATTTACGGAAGCAGTCGCACAAATCATGAACGAATATCAGAGCTGTGGAGTGCTTACTTGGGAGATTACATTTCGCCTATGCAAGCCTCAATGTGCATGTTACTCGTCAAAGTCAGCCGACTCACAGAAACCCCCACACATTTTGATAGCGTCAAGGACATTATCGGTTACGCGT